CCCACGTTTCACCGTTCACCGCAGGGGTGAGCGTTCACCAATGCGGCCAGGCGCCGCGAAGGAGCACCATGTTCATCCGCACACACACGTTCGGCCCGATCCGCCCGTCGAAGCTCGCCCTGATGGGTATCCGCTTCATCGAGGGGGAAGACGGCGGCGCTCCAGGCGAGCCCGTCACTCCCCCGGTGGCTCCCGTCGAACCGACCGATTCCGTCACCCCGCCGAAGCCGGCGCCGCCCGCTGAGCCCGTCACGCCGCCCGTCGAGACCTTCGATGCCGCGTACGTGAAGAAGCTCCGCGACGAGGCTGCCGCTGCCCGGGTGAGTGGCAGGACGGACTCGGAGGCCGCAGCGAAAGCAGCTACGGCCGCCGCGTACAAGAAGATCGGGCAGGAGTTCGGCATCGTCGAGGCTGACGCCGAGACCACCGTCGAGAGCCTGTCCGCTGAGATCCAGACGCGCGACACCACCATCACGACGCAGGCCGCGGACATCAAGGCTGCACGCCTCGACAACGCACTGCTCAAGGTCGTCGGCTCCCATGGCGCTGACTATGACCTCCTCACAGACTCCGCAAGCTTCCAGGCGAAGCTCGCGGCCATCGACACGACTGATTCCGAGTACCGCTCCCTGGTGGACGAACTCGTGAAGACGTCGGTCACATCGAACCCGAAGCTGCGCGCCGTCCAGGTGGCCCCGTCCAGCGGAGGAGCACCGCCCAGCGGAACACCCACCCCGGGTCCGCAATCCATCGACGACCGCCGCAAGGCGATTCGCGACCAGCGCGCTTCCAAATAGCGCAGAAGGGCCACCACCATGGCTAACACTTTCCTCACCATTCAGGAGATCGCCGAAGAGGCGCTCGCCACCCTGTACGAAGCAACCCCCATGCACGGCCTCGTGCACACCGACCTCACCACCGAGTTCGCGACGAAGGCCAAGGGCAACACGATCGACATCCGCGTGCCGGCTGTCTTCCAGTCCAATCGCTTCAACCGTGCGACCGGCGTCGTGCTGCAGAACGCGACGGAGACCAGCATCCCCGTCGTCGTCAACGACATCGCGGATGTTTCCGTGGCCGTCACCGACGAGGACATGACGCTCGGCATCAAGGATTTCAGCGCTCAGCTGCTGACTCCGATGATGGAGGCCATCGCTCAGGACATCGACCAGTCGCTGCTCAGCCTGCGCGACAACGTGACGCAGGTCGCCGGGTTCGGCACTGCTGCGGACGCGAACCTGCAGACGTGGGACAAGCCCGAGGTGCTCATCGAGGCCGGGCGTCAGCTCGACCTCAGTGCTGTGCCGCTGCAGGACCGGTTCGCCGTCGTCGGCCCGACCACGAAGGCGCGCTGGTTGAACAGCGAGATCATCAAGCACGCGGAGAAGTCCGGCTCGACCGCGGCTCTGCGCGAAGGCTCGATCGGTAAGAATCTCTTCGGGTTCGACGCCTTCCAGACCGGCAACGTCGGCCAGCCTGCTGGCTCCCCGGCAGTGGGCGAGCCCACAACCGAGGTCGGCCTCGCGTTCCACAAGACCGCGTTCGCCTTCGGCTCTGCCCCGCTGCAGATGCCCGCCGGCGCCAACGTCGGCCAGGTCGCCGTGGTCAGCTACAAGGGCCTGTCCATCCGGATCTCGTACGGCTGGGACATCAACAAGAAGCAGACGGTCCTCTCGGCCGACATGCTGTTCGGCACGAAGCTGCTCGACGCGAACCGCGCTGTGCTGCTCAAGGGCGCCAACGCTACCGTGTAGCACCCTTGCGGGCGGTCGTTCACGCGGCCGCCCGCACCCCCTTCACTTTCCCTCTCGCATAGGAGAACAGACTCATGGCTCACGCATACCGCTCACTCGAACCGGGCGCTCAGATCGTCATCACCGACGAGCCCCGCGAAGACCTCGAAGCGATGGCGCGATGGGAGACCATCGACCCGGCCGAAGCGAAGACGCTCATCGCGAAAACCGAGAAGGGCCTCGGCATCAAGGTCGCCGCGCCGGATGTCCCCACCGATGACGAGCAGGGCGCCGCTGACGACGCCCTCGACATCGACGCGGCCCCGGCGAAGACCACGAAGAGCCGCGGCAAGTAGCAGCCTGATCGAGTAGCAGGGAGGCCAGCCGGTGGCTCAGTACATCCCAGATCCGGCCGGCCTTCCCGCGTGGGACCTCATCGAAGAACTCGGGGTGGACCTCGCGGCCCGGTACGCAGACGCTGAGGACGCTCTCATCCGCGCTGTTGCCGTGCGCGCGTACCGCGACCTCGAACTGCAGGAGATCGTCCGACAGTCGACGATGACCCCGCACATGGAAGACCTCTTCGACCGTGCCATCGCCCGGAACCGTGCACTCGCTGAGCTGCAAGCCACCCGCGCACAGTCGTTGCGGGAGCTGCAGTACCTGGCCACGGAGATGTCGGGGAAGCTCGGCGGCCGTGAGGCAGCCCTCGAGGTCATCACGACGGCGTGGAAGCATGGCGAGGCTGCGGCCGCTGATCGGCTTGGCATGGCCGCGAGGCTCCCCCAGACGACAACGTTGACGGGCACCTCGTCGCAGGCCGCGACGATGCTGACCCTCGACCTCACGTCGAAGCTGGAGAAGCTCGCGCTGCGCATCGCCCGCTATCCGCAGGACGCATACCAGCGCATCATCAGCTTTACCGCGTCGAACACGCTGCTCGGCGCGTCCACGAACCTCGCCTCGCAGCAGTTGGCTGTTCAACGGTTCCTCGGGCAGGGCATCACCGGGTTCGTGGATAAAGCTGACCGGAACTGGCGCATCGGCTCGTACGCCGAAATGGCCGGGCGAACCGCAGTGAACCGGGCGTTCAACGACGCGGGCGTGTGGCGGATGCAGCAGGTCGGCATCCACCTCGTCACCCCGGTCGGTGCCGGCGACTCGTGCTCGCTGTGTGCGCCGTGGGTCGGCAAGATCCTCTCTACGGATGGGACGACGGGGACGGTGCAGCTGCAGCATGCGACGAGCGACGAGATAGTCACCGTGGTGATCCACGCGACGCTCGACGCTGCTCGCACCGCTGGATTGCATCACCCCAACTGCCGCCACAAAGACGTCGCGTATCTGCCGGGCCTCACGATTCCCCAGGAGGGGCAAGAGTACGACCCGCAGGCGGAAGCTGACCGGGAGAAGCAACGGTCCATCGAGCGTGACATTCGCAAGTACAAGCGACGCGAGGCTGTCGCGGGGACTCCGGCGGATGAGAAGCGTGCCGCGATGAAGGTCCGCGCCAAGCAGGCGCAGATGCGCGAGCACGTCGACCTCACCGGCCGTAAACGTGCCGGTGCACGCGAGCAATTGAGCTTCGCCGACGGCAAGCCCTAACCCCATATTCCCCACCCTGCTCTGCCTGTACAGGGCAGGGTGGCCAACTTCACGGAGGCACACCATCGCTCACGTCTTTCACCCGACTCGCCCCGCTGGCAAGCACCACGACCCGCTCGGCATCGTCTTCATCGACGGTGTGGCCGAGGTCGATCTCACGGATGCACCGAACCTGCGCGGCGCCCTCATCCAGCACGGGTACAGCATCACGGAGAAGCTGGCATTGGGGCGCTTCACCGGCCTCGAAGCCGACTTCCCGGGGACACTCGGCGCTGGCCTCGACGGCACCGGTGACGAGCTCCCGGACGCCGTCGAGGGCGATGGCGAGAAGGTCGCCCCGGCCCGCCGCGCCCGTGGCAAGAAGGGAGCCTGACCATGGCCCAGCGCGTCTACGCACTCGCCGCGGACTACGCCGCGCACGCAGAGGAACCGTTCGACGGCACCGACATCATCCTCGGTAAACGCCTCCGGGCCGCGTCCATCGAGGTCGAATCACTCACCACCCGCTCAATCTTCACTACCGACGACGACGGATACCCCACCGACGCCGACGTGTCAGCAGCGTTCACCGAAGCCACGTGCGCGATCGTTGAGCACTGGGGCATCACAGGGGACCCGACTGGCGCAGAAGCGGGGCAAGGCGCGGTCAAGATCGGTTCCGTGTCTTTGGGGACCACTTCTTCCCGCCAGAGCGCTGGTGAGGCGACAGTGGCCCGCATCGGGTCCCGAGCCATCGCGATCCTCGCCAACGTTGGCTTGCGCGGCTCGACGGTCTGGCACCGGTAATGGCTCGCCTGCGCAAGGGCCACCTGCCGCACACGGTCAGCATCGTGCGGCTCACCGGCGAAGGGTCCGAGGGCACGACCTGGGCCGACCCCGTGTCCGCGCCCGCGTACGTGGAGCAGAAGTCCCGCCTCGTCGTCGACCGCCGTTCAACCTCACCGACCGCAGGGCAAGAGATCACGTCGACCGCGTTCGTCGTCCTGCTCGTCGCCGACGACACCCTGCCGCGCTCCCGCGTCACCGTGTGGGCCGGCACTCCCCGCGAGCACGAGATGGAAGTGCTCAACTCGGCCCTCTTCGATTACCGGGGCACCCCAAACCACGTCGAAATCTACATTTGACCCGGTAGAATGTAGGCAGCAAAGACCCCCGCGACGCGTCAACGTCCGGGGGCATGACCAACTCGGTAAGGAGTTGATATGAGCAATCGTACCTGTTCAATCGAAGGCTGTGACAGGACCAGAGGCGAGTCCCGCGGCCTTTGCCCCATGCACTACAACCGCCTCAGGCGCAATGGCTCAACGGGCGCCCCCGGCGCTCGTACTGCATCCCCGACCGCAACGCTCGCCGAACGGCTTGAGCGCGTCGGGTGGGACTGCGTGGTTCGGCGTGAAGATTTGGGCGAGTGCTGGGAATGGCGCGGATCCCGATTGAAGTCGGGGTATGGAAGGTGCTGTGTAGGGAAACAGAAGATCGTCGTGGCGCATCGCGTTTCCTACGAGGCCTACTTCGGACTCATCCCGGAGGGGATGCTTGCCCTGCACCGATGCGACAACCCTCCGTGCATGAACCCGGCGCATATCTTCCTCGGTAGCCATAAGGCCAATCATGACGACATGGTTTCTAAGGCCCGCGACGTTCGCGGCACCCGCAACGTAATGGCGAAGCTCACACTCGCCGATGTCGCACGGATAAAGACAGAGTTCGCCACGGGGACCGTTTCCATGTCGGCACTCGGGCGCGACCTCGGCGTCACGCAGGCCACCATCGCGCGAGTCATCGCGGAGGTTTCATACCAACAATGATCTAGGAGGCACCATGGCAGGCCAGATCCGCGCAGCTGTGACCATCACCAGCAACCTGGACGGAGTGGTCGCGAACATGCTGCTCGCTGCTGTCAAGGGGCAGAACCTCGCCGCTGAACGGTTGCTCGCGCTGTCTGCTGCTGAGGCCCCGCTCGACTCGGGCGGCGGCGGCACTCTCGTCGCGTCGGGCGATGTCGTACCCGCGAAGGCCCTCGGCGACGAGAGCCTTGTCACTTACTCCACCAGCTACGCGGCCCGGTGGCACGAGGACGGCGAACTCGTCGACAACCTCGGACGCCACTACAAGGGCAACTCGAATTTTCAGAACGGCCGCAAGTCGCACTACCTCTCGGACCCTGCCCTGCAGAACGCCGACGAGCTGCGCAAGATCGTTGAGACGGAGGTGAACCGTGGCGGATCCTGACGCTTACCCGATCATCTTCCGCCGGGCCCTTGCCCAGCACCTCGCAGACCAGGGCGTCGGCGTGTACTCCACCAGTAACTACGCATCGACCGACCGTGGCATCTACACCAATGGGCCGGAAATGCCGACGACGAACGACAACGCCATCGTGCTCTCGTGGCTGCAGCCGATCGCTTCCGGACGCGCGAACATGCTGTACCGCGTGCAGATCATGTCCCGGGTCAAGGGGTCGAGGATCGCCGCGGAGAACTTCGCCGCGCTGATCGAAGCCGCGATGGACCAGAAGCAGAACGTGCCGCCCGGGATGAATGTCGCGTGGTGCGAGCTGTTCTCGTCGCTCACGCTATCGGCTGACTCGTCCGGGCGCTGCGCCGTATCGGCCACGTACCACTTCACTGGGCGCCGCCCGCTCGCCTAATACCCCCACATTCCAGCGTCACCACCCGGTGGCGCCTACTGGCGACCCCGCCAGACCACGGCCCACACGGGCCTCAGCCATCACACGTTTAGGAGACCCACGTGGCCGATTCAACCTTGTACGACACCACCGTCCAGACCGAAGGCACCCTCGCCCTCGCACACGAGAAGATCATCCGCGTCAAGCGGACCGGTGCCTGGGAGAACATCACCGGCGACGTCAACGCGCTCGCCGCAGTCCCCACCAAGATCGTCGTCACCCGCGAGAACTACGGCAACAAGGGCCGCACCTCGGAGTCCAAGCTCGGCGACAACTACGTGGTCAGCTTCGCCGCAGAAGCGGTTCGCGACAACACGGGCGCCATCGCGCAGACGTGGCTCGTCGCCCTGCTCGGAATCGCCAAGGCCACCGGCGCCGCGAACGCCGTCGACGTGCAGGTGTTCGACGCGAAGGACCCCGCGCTCGGTGCGATCGAAGGCAACTTCACCGTCACTGTCGCCGACCTCACCACCGGCTACGCAGACAAGGGCGGATACACGTTCACGCTCACGTCGAACGGTGTCGTGCGCGACGTCGAGTCGCCGATCGCCGGCACTGGGGTTCCCGTCGCCGAGTCGGCGCTTCCCACCCTCGCCGCTGCGAGCGAGAACGTCTACGTCCGCGGTTACAAGGTCGACGCGATCACCGCAGCGACCATCGGCGGCGTCGCGGTCACGTCGATCGAGCAGATCCCGGGCGAGCCGAACATCGTCGTGCTCGAGGTCCCCACCGGCACCGCCGGGTCCGCGCCGATCGTGCTGACCAACGCCATCGGCGTCAGCGTCGCACTGCCCTACACCCGGGCGTAGCACCCCTGCCGGGCGGTCATCACTGGCCGCCCGGCCCCACACCATCCGCACGACCTATCTGCAGGGATACCTCATGACCACCACCGCCACACTCCAAGGCCGCAACCTCGCCATCCACATCGACGGCATCGAAGAGCCCTTCATCATTCCCCCGCTCGGCGGCCGACGCGGCCAGGCGCTCACGAACCTCTTCATCGAGATCGTCGCCAGTCAACGGCCCGGCTCCGAGATGGAAGCTGTGCTCGAAGAGGCCGTCGGCGCCGCCGTGTACGAGCGAGTGCAGGACGAACTCAGCCTCAGCGAGGGTCAGAGCGTTCTGCTGCCAGCGTTCTACTGGCAGACCGTCCTTGGCATGGACGGCGTCAACGCCTACCTGAGCGGCGGTGAAGGCATGGCCGGCGCAAAAAAAGCACTCCTGCTCCTGACCATGAGTTTGGGAATCTCACTAACGCAGACCGCGCCAAGTACGGCATTGGAACACCTGATCCAGTTACAGGCACCTACCCCGCCTACCGCAGCGAGTACTACAGCCTCCGAGCGGCTGCCGGCCAACAAGCGGTCGCGCAAACCGAAGCAGTCGACCACGACGCCCGGAGCATCACCGCAGTAGAGCTGTACGGCCTCGCGCTTCCGCAGCTCTTCGGCGAGGTCGAACTCGACCTCGCCCAGCACGGACTCATCCCGGACCTTGACCGGGCGCTCGATACCCGCACATGGCATTTCGTGCGGTCCGCCATTCACCGCCTCATCGACGACCCCGAGCCGTCCTGGCTACAGAAAGAGGTGATGGCCGGTGTTCAACGCAGGCGCAATCAGCTTCGCCCTCCAAATGATGGGAGCGGAGGTATTCCAACGGGACGCGAAAGCCGCCGATAAGGCCATCGACGACCTCGGCAAGTCCGCCGAAACGTCGTCGAAGAAGGTCGCACCGCTCGGCACCGAGGTCGACAAGACCGGCAAGGCCAGCAAGGATGCCAAGGCACCCGTCGAGGGCGCGGGCACGGCGACGAAGAAGCTCGGCGACGAGGCAGCCACCGCCACCCCCAAGGTGAAGCAGACCGCCGCCGAGGTCGCAGAGCTCAAGAAGAAATCGGAGGATGCCGCCAAGACTGTCGGCGTCGCTGCGGTCGGCATCGGCGCGGCCCTTCTCACGATGGCCGCGCTCACCGTGGGCACGTACGCGAAGTTCGACGAGGCCAGCTCGAAGACGGTGGCCGCGACGCAAGCGAACATCGAGCAGCAGAAGCTCCTCAAAGAGTCCGCGATCGAGCAGGGCGCCGCGTCGATCTACTCGGCGAAAGAAGCCGCAGACGCACAGACCGAGCTTGCGAAGGCCGGCGTCGCTGTCAGCGACATCCTCGGCGGCGGGCTGAAAGGATCCCTGGCACTCGCAGCCGCGGGTGAACTCGAAGTCGCGCGGGCCGCTGAAATTGCTGCCACGACTCTGTCTGTCTTCGGGCTCAAGGGTGACCAGGCCGGGCACGTCGCCGACCTGCTCGCCGCCGGCGCTGGCAAGGCTCAAGGCTCGGTCGAAGACCTCTCTCTCGGCCTCGGGTACGTCGGTGTCACCTTCGCCCGCCTCAACATCCCGCTCGAGGAAACCGTGGGCACGCTGGCACTGCTGGCTGCGAACGGTCTGCTCGGCGAGAAGGCCGGTACCGGGCTGCGCAGCGTGATCTCTTCCCTCACCGCCCCGGTCGCCAAGGGCGCCGAGGAGATGAAGAAATACGGCATCAACGTGTTCGATGCCTCCGGCAACTTCATCGGCATGGAAGGCGCCGCTGAGCAGCTGCAGAACGGCCTCGGCGGCCTCGACGAGCAGACGCGATCCGCTGCCCTCGGTGCCATCTTCGGCGCGGAAGCGGCAAGCGCCGCCGGAATCCTCTATAAGTCGGGAGCGAAAGGCGTCAAGGAGTGGACGGACAACGTCGACGATCAGGGGTTCGCTGCGAAGCAGGCCTCTGACAAGACGAATAACCTCCTCGGCGACATCGAACTGCTCGGCGGTTCCATGGACTCGATCCTCATCAAGACCGGCGGTCAGGCCAACGGGACTCTGCGCGACATGGTGCAGGTCCTCATCGGCCTCACCGACTGGTACGGGTCCCTCGACGAGAGCGTGCAGGGAAACGTGCAGACCATCGGTATCGCTACCGGCGCCGCTCTGCTGCTCGGCGGCACGTTCCTGCTCGCCGTCCCGAAGATCGTCGCATTCCGTGCGGCGCTGACCACCCTGAATAGCACTATGCGGGGCACCGCTACCGCCGGCGGAGCTGTAGGGCTCGTGCTTACCGCTGCGGCCGTCGTGCTCGGCGCCTTCGCGAAGAAGGCGGCCGACAGCAAAGCTGTCATGGATTCGTACACCACATCCCTGGACGAGAACACCGGCGCGTTCACGAAGAACACGCGCGAGGCCGTTCTCAACGAACTGCAATCGTCCGGTGTAGGACGGACCGCGAAGCTCCTCGGCATCAGTCTCGGGACGATGACCGACGCGATCCTCGGCGAGGGCGATGCACTGGAGATCGTGAACGCGAATCTCGCCGCGCACCGGGCAGAAGCTGACCGGACAGGCGTAACGAGCTCAGTGCTCAACAAGTCGTTCCAAGACGTAGAGGGTGCGATCTCCGGAACAAAGGGCAAACTCGCGGAAGCAAAGACTGCCTGGGAAGAACACCGGGACGCGATGAAGAGCTCCACGGAGCCAACCGAAGCGGTCATAGCCGCGACGGAGGCAGCGACGGCCGCCAACGACGAATGGATCGCCAGCCTCAGCAACTCCGACGCCGCATTCGTCGACACTGGCGGGGCGCTCGACAACGCCATGGCCAAGAATCAGGAATACGCGCAGTCTGCCGCTGACGCCACCGAAGACACCTCAGACACGTGGGAAGACTTCATCGGTGGCTTTGAGCTGACGACGGAGCAATACCTGACCGAGCTGCAGACCATGGTCGACGCCCAGACCAACTGGGAATCGAACATGATCGCGCTGGCCGGGAAGGTGTCGCAGGGCACCCTCGACGAGCTGCAGAAAATGGGCCCGGAGGGCGCGCCCCTCGTCGCCAACCTGGTCAATGCCTCGGATGAAGAGCTCGCACGCATGGAGGGGCTGTTCGCTGAACGATCGGCAGCGGCCACGGGCGCGTTCGCTCAGAAGCTGACGGACTCCAAGACGGTCATAGCCGCAGCGGCTGCCCAGCTCGGGCAGGGCGCAGCCAACGAGATCGCCGGGAAGCTGTCAGCGGGCACGGCCACGGTCGCGGAGATCATGACCGAGTATGGGCTCAAGATCGAGAGCCTGAACCCTGTCGTGAACATCAACACGTCGAGCGCGGCGTACAAACTGCAGCTGCTCTTCGACGGGTACGCGAAGCTCAACAGTCCCGCACCCGGTTCGTACGGGAACGGCCTCGGCGTGCTCAAGAGCACGATCAACCAGGCCAACGGCGGCGTGGTCCAGTACTTCGCCAACGGCGGCACATCTGAGCGGCACGTCGCTCAGATCGCCAAGGCCGGCACCATGCGCGTGTGGGCGGAACCGGAAACGGAAGGCGAGGGGTACATCCCCCTGGCCCAGTCCAAGCGAGGTCGCTCCACCGCGATCCTCGCCGACATCGCCGACCGGTTCGGGTACCAGTTGGTGCCCGCCGGCGCGAAGTCGTTCGCGAACGGCTCGTCAGGCTCCTCACCTGCCGCCACCCGATCCATGAAGGGCATGCAGCTCACCGGCACCCTCGACCTCGGCAACGGGCTCAAGGGCGTCATGCGCGCTGTCGTCGCCTCCGTGCTCGACGAAGAAGAAGACACCCGCAAAGCCGGCTACAGGGAAGGTAACTAATGCCTCGCATTCGCGACATCATCACGAACCCGTCCCTGCGCGTCAACTCCACAGGGTGGAGCGCAGAGGCAGACGGCACCGCTGACTTTTCGGCGGCAACGACAGGGTTCGAAAATGCGGGGCTTGTGCAGCTCACCTTCACGGCGGCGTCCACACCGGGCGCCGTCGCGAAGATCCTGCAGGCCGTCACCCCTGGCGACACTGTGTCGCTGGGAATCCACGTGCGGGCATCACGCGATCAGGTAATGAAGCTCGTGGCGACGTTCCTTACGTCTGACGGCACCCCGATCAGCACCACATACGGGGAAAACAAGTTCGTGCCGGCCGGGGTGGCCACTCGCATCACCTTCGCCGGGGCAACCGTCGGCGAAGTTCCCGCGAACGCCGCGACGGTAAGCATCGCGGCATCCGTGGATCTCACCGCCGGATCAGCGTGGAGTGCGGCCGACACCCTGCAGGCGTCGAAGGCGTCGGCCACGCAAACCCCCGGCGTGATCGAGTGGTTCGACGGATCATCGGCGTCGTCGGAATGGGTGGGCACCGCGAACGCGTCGGCATCGGACCGGCTCTTCACTTATCCGATCCTCACCCCCCACGGCGACCGAGACCCGGGGCCGCGGGTGAACATCTTCTTCGACACGCTGCACACGGCCGCCGTCGAGGTCACCGTCATTGCCATATCGGAGGACGGCACGGTCCCTGTTCGCAATGCCACCAAGGAATTCGCAGTCGGTGGGTTCTCCATCGTCGACTACGCCCCGCCTATCGGGGTCCCGGTCACGTACAAGGCGGAGCAGTTCGACGCCGGCGGCGTGAGCGTGGGATTCACGGAATCCGCGGAAACGTTCCTCGACGGGGACCCGCTCACGGTGTGGATCAGCGACCCGCTGGACCCGCTCTCACAAGTCCCGGTGCATGCCGATGCGGAATTCGGCGCGACGCTGTCCCGCACACGACAGATGCGCCTCGTCAACCTCGGGGACACGACGATCGCCCTGATGGGTTCCATGGGATTGCTTGAGGACGTGTCGCTGCGGTGCAGTACGGAGAGCCTCACCGACGCGTCGCTGCTCGACCGCATCCTCTTGCGCACCATCGTCCTGGTGCGATCGTCCCCGCCGCACCGCATCCCGCGGCTGCTGAACGTCGCGATCGGCCAGCCCAATCGCAGCGTGTGGGAGGCGCAGTACGGGTCGCTGTTCACCGGGTGGGATTTGTCTGGCGCGGAAGTCACGCGCACGGACTTCGACATCATCGTGCCCGTCGTCACATGGCAGGCCTACATTGACGCGTTCCCCACCTGGCCAGAGTTCAACGCCGCGTACACGAACTGGCTCGACGCCATAGACAACCCGCCCCGGGAGGCCTAAATGCTGCAGGTCAGTGAGGAGGTGCACCGCGCCCTGAAAACGCACCAGGGAGGCGATGTGCACTGCTCCGCGTTCTACATGGGCGCGATGACGGCCCCGACAGTGCGCCTCGACACAAACGGGTCGATCCGGTTCGACGGGGCTGCGGAGGTCCAGGCGCAAGGCACGGTCCTCGCGCTCGGTTCCTCCGGGTCCCTCGTCCCTCGCTTCGCGACCGACCCGCTCGGCACGTACGGGCAAGAGCTGGCGATCTGGCGCACCGTGATGATTGGGGACCAGTCGTGGGACATTCCCCTCGGCCGGTACCCGATCCAGCGCGCGTACGATTCCGACGAGCACCACGAGGTCTACGGCGCCCGCTCCATCGTCACCAGCTGGAAGGTGAGCCTCAAGGTCAACGATCGGTTCGAGGCGATGCGCGCCGACGATTTCCTGCAGGTCGAATCGCCGAAACCCGGCAACAGCGTGTATCAGGAGCTGCGACGCATCTGCCCCGTCCCCGTGCAGGAGTCCCTCGCTGACCGGCCCGTGCCGCCGAGCACGGTGTACGACTCCCGGCTGGGTGCGATCACGGCACTGTGCGCCATCCTCGGCGGCACACCGCACCTCACCCGCGAAGGTGTGCTCCGGCCCCGACTCACCGATGGGTGGCTGACCGTCACCACCAAAGCATTCGACATCGAGGGCGTCATTGAGTGGGCTGACGACATGTCGAACGACTTCATCAATCAGGTGCAGGTGCGGTCCAGCTCCAACAACGACCTCGTGGCATTCCGGTCGATTACGGACGCATCGAATCCGCGCGCTGTATCCCGCGCGGGAGGCCGCACCTATAAGGCCGCATCCCCGATCTACGAAACGCAGGGAGCTGTCGACGCCGCGGCTGACACGATGCTCGCCCGGCTCTCGTCGGGGCGTTCCCGTGTCATCGAAGTCGTGTGCGGCCCCGAAGCAATACTCCTCGAGCTCGGCGACGTCGGATGGATCCGTGACCCGCGCACCGGCCGCGCGGCGATGGGGGAGGTAACCGAGATGGAAATTCCCTTGGACCCGCTCGCCGGCGTGCAGGTGTCCCTGATTGTGGCGGAGGAATCATGAGCAGCATCGGCAGGGGTGTAGCGAAGGGCGCAGCGAGTTCGCGTGCAGGGTTTTCGAGCACGTCGGAGGGCCAGTGCGTGAGCGTTGACCTGGGCAGCGGGTATGCCGTCGTGAACGTCGGCGGCGGTGCCCAGAACATGCCGATGGTGGGCGCGGTGCCATGGCCCGGCGACAAAGTGCAGGTCGGGTATCTCGGCACGATCCCTGTGTGCATCGGTCCGAAGCCCCGCGCCCCAATCGGAACGGTCATGGTGGTGCCCTCGGGTGGTCTTGTGACGGTCCTCGGGGACGACAATGTCACCTACGTCTACCCCTACGATGCGACCCGCGCGTATTCCACGGGGCAGCGGGTGCGCCTTGACCATGAGGGGCGTGCAGTCGGGGCGACGTACGGCGGCGAACCTGTCGTGGACGAGTTCTTTCCTCCGGGAGACTCCGGGTCACCCGGCCCGCAGTCGAAGACGTTCTACCCGACCGATTCGGGCAACTACCGGAACGGCGCGTATGCGGGGCAGTCCGCGGAAGTGTCCGATGGGCGGTCGGCGTTCTACTGGTACGGCGCCCAGATTCGGGACACGATCCCCAACTCTGCCGCGGTCTCGTCGGCCAGCATCCACCTGACACAGGAATGGGATCAAGTCCCCGGTGTCGCGTCTCGCATGGGCACCCACAGCGAGGGTTCACGTGGCGGCGAACCGAACTTGACCGGCGCTCTGTCCGTTCCCGGCGGTACTCGTGACATCAGCATCATGGATTTCGCCAACGCTCTCAAGACGGGCTCCGCACTCGGTGTCGGCCTGTACAAAACCTTCGGATGGCGGCGCTACGGCCCCGCCTCATCCTCTGGGCAGATCACTATCACCTGGACCAACTAACCGGCTCATGGCCAGCAAGGAGCACTCATGACAGGCCGCACCAACTACACCGAGGTCGCAAACTCCGGACCGATGCAAGGCCCCGCGCAGATCACTGGCGTATTCGAGCACTTCGACCCGCTGCTCGGGGAGACCAAGCCAACCGCCGCGAACCTTCCGCTGTCCGGCAACTGGATCGGCCGCACCATCCTCGTCGAGGACAGCGGCATCTCGCGGGTGTGGCTCGGATCAGGCTGGGGGTACGGGGACGGCGACACCGGGTGGATAACGCTTACTCCCGCCACGGGGTGGACGGCCTACCTGCCCAGCGTTTGGGGCACGCCCGCCTACCGCTTTCGCAGCGGGAAGGTATCAGTTCAGGGCGTACTTCTCGCAGGGTCCGGGTACACCTCGAAGCTGTTCAACATACCCCTGGATTTTCGACCGCCGAACAACAAGCAGTTCGCGGCATGGATCGGCACGAACTCGGGAAACATCGTCATCCAATCCGGCGGTGATGCTATCGCAACGGGATCGTTCTCTTCCGGTTCGACGGTGAGCCTCGGCGAACTGCAATACTCGCGCGACTGATGATCACCCTAATTCGGCCGGCGAACAAGGAGCCGGGACGTCGCTATATGGACAAGCCGGTTCCGGGCGTTTCGACAATTCCGCACAACGGGAACGATTACGGCTGGGGCAGCGGCGCGCAGGTCTACGCCGCAGCCGCTGGACGCGTTGCATTCATTCGGTGGGGCGAGCACGCACCGACGAATGACCGCAAGGGCGGGTACGGGAATTACATCCTGCTCGACCACGGCGACGGGTACTCCACCCTGTATGCGCACATTCCGGGCAGCACTCCCCTGGTGAGTGTTGGCCAGCATGTCGCCGCTCGTGAGCAGATCGCATGGATGGGCAACACGGGCAATGCGAGCGGCGTGCACTTGCACTTCGAGTTGCGCATCAACGGCAGCATTGTCGACCCGAACCCCTACATCAGCAGCACCAGTACCGGGGCCTCAAGCCAGACCCCCATCGTCATCCCCGCCATCCCCGAACCGAAAGAAGAAGCCATGAAGATTGTCAAAGTGACGGGTGGCACCATCGCCCTCATTGGCGAGTTCACCTCGCAGGCGTACACCAGCACGGCGCAGGGCTGGTCCTATGCGCTGAACGAGAAGGTGTTCGGGGCTGATGTCCTCACCCCGGACGAAGTAACAACTCTGATCCGGGAAGCCGCGAACCGCCGGTCGGGACTCGTCGCCGAGATCGTGTCCACGCTCTTCGCCGCCATGCCTCAGGCCCAGGGCGGCGCGGGCGCCGACGTCGACTACGCGGCGATCGCAAAGGCGGTGCAGGACGAGCAGGACAAGCGCGAACGGGAACGACTGGCCAAGTAGGCCACCGCCCCCGGCCGGCACGCCAAGCGTCGACCGGGGGCTAACCCAACCCACCTGACCAAGATCAGACAGGAGGGCTAGCTATGAACGCTACCCACCCACACTCGAACTGCGAAGTTGAAACCATCTCAGACTCGCTCATGCCCGTGCAGGTAGATGGCTGACAACGGCCCCGACCCCACACCGTGGGAACTCATGCGGGGCCTCACCCGCGTCGAAGAAGCCATTCGACAGTTCACCGGCAAAGTCGTATCGCTCGACGTCTACAACGCAGACAAGGAACGAATGAACTCTCGTCTGCGCGACCTTGAGACAGAGGCTCGGGCAGCGAAGGCAGCCGAGACAGCCGCCGACAACCGAGCCGAAGATCAGAGATCCCGCAACCGATGGACAATCATCGCCCTCATCGCGAGCCCGTTCGTATCAGCCATCGTCATATTCATCGTTCAGGGAGGATTTCAGGTATGACCTCACGCAGAGGCCTTAGTCCGAATGTTGTCACCGCGATCGCCGTGCTCGGGCTGCTCGGCGCCATGGCGTTCCTTATGAGCGCCGTAGATCGACAAGACGCGCAGCTCGCGCAGCTGTCCACCAACAATGATGCGCTGCGCTCCCAGGTGCAAAGCCAAGGGGAAACGCCCGTCGCCCCGCCTGCCAAGACCGTCACCGGGAAGACGGGCAGCGATGGAGAGATCGGCCTGACGGGTGCTGCGGGTCGTCCGCCGACTGCTGACGAGGTTCGTGAGCAGGTCGCCGCGTATTGCGGTGTGCGCTTGGATTGCCGGGGTCAGTCGGGCGCCACCTCGACAGTGCCCGGGCCGGTCGGCGCCGAGGGGCCAACCGGCCCAGCTTCGACAGTCCCGGGACAAGCGGGCGGCGACGGCCAAGACGGCACGGATGGGGCTGACGGCACAGACGGCGCCGCCGGCGCGACCGGGCCAACCTCAACGACACCCGGCCCACGCGGTGAATCCCCCGCCTCATGGACGTTCACCGACGCAACCGGAACACAGCAAGAGTGCACCCGCACTGAACCGTACGACCCCGCCGCGCCGACCTACGAGTGCGCGGCCCAACCCACAGGAGACACTCCATGACCACCACCTCACCCACCCAGGTCGTCCACCCGTGGCGCGCATCCTTCCGAACGAGCCTGCAGGTGTTCCTCGCCGTCGCGGGTATTGCCGTGCTGGCGCTGCCGCTCGTGTCTGAATTCGTGGCGCAGTTCTGGCCGACCTCGCCGGTCATCGGATTCATCGCCACCGCCGCCGCGTTCATCGCTGCGCTCGCTCTCCTCGTCACCCGGATCATGGCGCTCACGAAGGTGAACGACCTGCTCACTCAATTCGGGCTCGGCGCCACCCCGAAGCCCGCCGGCGCCGACGCTGCGCAGGCTGCAAGTCTCCCCGCCAAGCACGTCGCCGAATAACCAACTAAGCACCAAGGAGCGTCATGGCAGTCACCCGCATTGAATGGACCGAAGGGTCCGCGCCCATCGAGGGTGAAACCACCCGCATCGTCGTTGAGGACCGCGTGCTGTCGCAGGAGGCAGCCGCCGCCGCCGACATCTCGGCGACGGCGGCGCAGTCATACGCCAGTCAGGCAGACATCGCCAAGGTCGCCGCGCAGTCCGCTTTGGGGGTGTTCACCGCCCCGACGGCCGCGGTCGTGGACTCGGTTCTCGCTGACCCGACCTCGGCTGCAAGTATCCGTCAGTCCACCACCATTGACGCGGCCTCACCGATTGCCAAGCAGGTGCAAGGTGGCAACTTTCCCAAACCAACCCGCGCCCCAATCCTCACCGTCGCCGAGTCGTGGCCCAACGTAAACGCTCCGTTCGAGCGTGTGCTCTGGGTGGAAAATGGCGGGCTGACGATCTACGCATACGGCTACGACTCGACTCTTCGCAAATCCATTGACGGCGGATTGACGTGGGTATTGCGCGCCTACCTGAACTGGGCACCGTTTGGGCAAGAAACGTTCCTGAAAACGGCGGCGGGGTCGCTGCTGTCGATCAACTCTGCAAACACGATCAAGCGATCAGCCAACGACGGGGTTACATGGGCCACGGTTGGGTCGTTGCAGGCTGGGCAGCAGCCCCTCGGCACGCAGTCGTGGTGCATCGACAAGGTAACCAACGACATCTATTACGGCGAGTACGGCGGCGACGCTGTGACCGCCATGAACCTGTACCGCTCCACTGACGACGGGCTCACATGGCCGGTGTTTCATGCGTTCCCCGGCATCAACTCCGGGCACGTTGACAAGATCAGCCACATTCACGCCGTGCAGTGGGACCACATTGACCAGCGCGTGTGGATTTTCACCGGAGACGGTCACGCCGCTGTCGGCATGTACCGGGTAGACGCAGCGCGAACGAGCGTCGAGCCAGTCCTGACCAACAGGATGCTGGATGCAGAGTTCATCGACGCGCCCCGTGCCATCGGATTTATGCCCTTCCCCGATTACATCGCATGGGCATCCGACTCCACGAGCAACCCGTTTCTGTTCCGTATGGCTCGCTCGGAAATCGGTCAGGCATCGCCCGTCATTGAGCGCATCTACCGACTGAACTCAACGGCATGGTTCAGTGTGAAAGCATCGGCTGATGGCACGCGCTGGGTTATCTCCGCATCACAGGAGAATGACGCCTACCAGATCGACAAGCTCGTGCATCTTTACGCGGTCGAAGACCAAGGCGCAACCATCTACGAGGTCGGCACGCTCGCGCCAACCGTTGAATCACCGGCGCTTCCTGCCGGGTCGCTAATGCCGGTCGGCTTGCCGGAAGATCACGGCGATTTCTTCTATATGGTCGCTCGAACCGCTGGCCGCAGGGGGGTATGGAAGTTCCGCCTCGGGTATGGTGGCCCGGCTGCTATAGCATGGCCCTCGCCCGCGCCCGTCGTTGTTGCGTGGCAAACCCTGGCAAGCGGGAACGTGGCGCTGGCAGCGTCCGAGTCGCGTGTGTTCGCGGTCATTCGCGCGCCAATCTTTGCAAAGAACCTCCACATCTTCGACATCGGCGTAAAAGACCTCGCAGGCACTCAGGCGCGGCTTGACGTGCGCGTTACCGGAGAGGCATATTTCCACCGCAGTTCGGAAACTTCAGAACGATACGGTGACCGCGCCGAAACTGGCTTGGGCATTCTCCGATACCCCCTCACCGGGGCGCAGGAGGTCGAGCTGGTCGTGACCAATATGTCCGCCTCCCCCATCAATGCTGTCGCGTCGTTGACTTACGGCTGGGGGCAGTAACCGCGACTGCGCCTGTGGAGTAGCGTTTGCGCGAGAGTGCACTCTTCTCGATAAACCACCATGAAGCAGCCGCAATAAGCATTGATAGAACAGCAACCGCCATCACCAGCACGGTGCCCGAGATTTCCCAGTCTCGGGCACCGAAGTAAATCAGCACGTTTACGACGATCATGTGCCAGATGTAGGTGCTGAAGCTCAAATCACCGATCCGAGCGGCAACGTTAGACAGGGCTCGCGGGCCGTTGTACCCAAACCAGACCGCGGCGTAGGACAGGGGGATTGCCGCAGCCGCGTTCAAGAGAACGTCTGCGCCGCCAATGGCGGGGATATTGACCATTGCAAGGTAGGTGACTGCTGACGCCGCCGCTATCCACCCCGATTTTACCGCGCTAGGCCACGCCTTTGACCAAAATATTCCGATTGCGAAGTACCAAAGGTAGGGGGCGAACGTTACCCCGAATAGCTTCCAGGCTACTGACTCGGTAGAGTTCCCACCCGCCGCAGCAAAAGCGAGTAAGCCCGCAATCGACAAAAGCGCCAACACGCCAATCAGGACACGACGACCAGACTTCACCAGCAGAAGCACGAAGAGCGGCACGATCAGGTAGAAGGATACCTCGACCGGGATCGTCCACAGACTGCCGTTGACGACGCCCACGCCAAAGCTGTCGAGAGCGCCAGGGCTGATGACCGGTATCAGGAACAGGTTGCTCGCAGCGAAGGCGATAAATCCCGGGGAAGCCATCTCGCTTATCGTTAGAGCGCCGATCAGGACAAGCAAGGCCATGCTGACAATCCAATAGAAGTAGATCGCGGGCATGATGCGTAGGGCACGGTTTTGGTAGAAATCCCGCCACGGTCGACGTGCCGAATGGCATCGTTCTGCTGATTGAAAAATCATCATGCCGCTCAGAATGAAGAACAACGGCACGCCGCCGTAGAACCAGAACGTGTTCGACTCTGAATGCCAGAAGAAGTTTGTTTCGAGGTGGATTACTGAATGGTGAACCAACACGGAGAGCGCCGCGAGGAGTCGTAGGAAATCAAATGTGTTTCCGCGAGCGAACGTTCCCCCGGAATTGCGCGTAGCCATGCGGGCAGTCTATCGGGGCTCTCAGCTAACCCCGTCTCTCTCGCCCAGACTGTTGCACCACCCGCACGAAAACGGCCCCGGCCGTCGTCCCCAGGAGGGATGGCGGCCGGGGCCTATTCGTGTTTGTCAGGGGGTAGGCGTAGAGTCCACTCGCAGGCACAAAAATGCCCCGCCCGATGTTTCCGCATCGGACGAGGCCGCCGGCATCCATCCACCGCAAAGTATCTGGAGCCAACATGCAAAACCCTACAGCCCTCGCGCCCACTTTCAAGCCGGGAATGACGATTGAGGAAATGGCCGCTCTGGCCTTCCTCGTCCGGTACAAGGGCGACACCCGGTACAAGTACACCAACGACCTCCGGTTCTTCTTCGAGTGGTGCTCGGCCAACGGCCTGCCACCCCTCGACGCGCAGCGCGTGCACCTCGAGCTTTACGCCCGGCACCTTGAGGACGTGCGCGGCAACAACGCGGCGACGGTGCACGGCAAACTGTCGACGCTCTGCGGCTTCTACCGCATCGCCCAGGCAGACGACTACATCGCGAAGGATCCGACCGTGTTCCTGCGGATGCCGAAGGTCAGCTACGACGAGACGCGCGCGCTCGGCCTCGACCGGCACCAGCTCGGAAAGCTGCTGCAGGTCGCGTCGGCCAGCTCGCCCAGCGACGGCGCCCTGTTCGCGCTCATGGGGCTCATGGGCCTGCGCGTGAGCGAGGCGTGCAACGTGCAGATCGAGGACTTCCAGAGCGAGGTCCGTGGCCACCGTGTGCTGCAGCTCACGGGCAAGGGCAACAAGGACGCCACGATGCCTATCCCCGTCCCTGTGCTGCGCGCTCTCGTCATCGCTGCAGGGGATCGGACAACTGGCCCGGTCGTGCTCACTCGCGCGGGCAAGGCGCAGAATAGGCGCGGCGCCTACGGCCGGTGCAAGATCCTCGTGAAGCGCGCTGGCCTCCCTGTAGGAACGCACCCGCACACCATGCGGCACGCTGCGATCACGGCCGCACTCGACGCCGGCGCCCCGCTGCGCGACGCCCAGATCTTCGCCAGGCACTCAGACCCGCGCATCACCACGCGCTACGACCGCGGCCGCCAGAACCTCGACCGTCATGCGGCGCACCTCGTGAGCGCGTACATCGCTGGCGCCGCATAGCAGGCACACGGAAGCCCCGCCGACCTTCATGGGTTCGGCGGGGCTTCCGTGTTGGCCCGGTGGTGCGCGCTGCTACTTCCAGCGCAAGGCTGCGACGGTCAGCCAGAGGAGAACAGCGACGACGCCGAGCGGGAACAGGACGCCGGCGGCCGCAGCCCCCCACGACTCTGTCAGGTCCGTGCCACTGGCCATCATCGCGAAGGCAGCAGCCAGGAGTATCGCACCTCCCCCAATCGCGAGCAATGCGGTGGCGAATGGATTGGACCGAGTCTTGGTCGCCGTGCTGCTCATGGTCTCCCCTTGATTGTTGGCCGGTGCTTGGAGTGTAGCGCGCCGCTTGCGCAGGAGGCCCAGAATGGCCTCCCAAACGACCCTATGGCTACCATAATGGCTACCCTTGCCCGTTTCGCTGGCCTTGGATGCCCCTGCATCCCTTTGTTTCATTGAGCCGCCTGTCAGAATCGAACTGACGACCTTCTCATTACGAGTGGGACGTTCCATATAGAACATGGCCTGTGTGGGCCGGAATCGTGCGGAACTCCCACGCACAGATATTGACTGATCTTGCATGCAATACCCCACAATGGCTACCCAATGGCTACCCACCGTGCTACGTTTCACATGTACCAAGAAAAAGACGAGGCCCCCAGGGCGGCAACCCTGACGGCCTCAGCTCCATCCACTGCTTTACGCGAAGTCCAACAGGGAAGGAACACCATGAACTCTACCGCAGCAGTCCGTCGCGGCGCAGTCGTTAGAAGACTCGAGGCCTCTGGAGTACTCACCGGGGCAGAGTGGATGGCGCACGGCAGAAGAAGGGACTCAAACATGGGGAGAAGAAATGAGCAGCGCGCGCAATAACGGGCGGCCGAAGCAAGGCCCGAACCGCCACGCAAAAGGTGAGGGGACCACGTACAGGGTCCCCAAGGATCCGAAGCAGCCACTCAAATATTGGGTGGCCGCGATTGAGCTCCCCTCCCCTGATGGCGAACGGCACCGCGTCACGCGCAAGCGTAAGACGGAGGGCCTCGCGAAAGAGCAGCTGACGAAGCTGAAGCGCGAACGGCTCAAACGCGGCACGGTCAGCACCAGCACTCGCACAGTCACCGAATGGCTGACCGAATGGCTGGATGACTGGATGGACGTGCGACCTAAGACTGCGGCCGGCTACCGGTCGAGCATCAAGGTGCACATCATTCCCAGCATCGGCAAGAAACGCCTGGATCAGCTCGCGCACACTGACGTGCGGAAGCTGCACAAGGACATCATCAGCAAGGGGCTGTCGTCGTCGACTGCGCTCTATGCCCACAACTGCCTGTCGAGCGCGCTGAAGGACGCCAAGCGCGAGGGGTACGTGGAGGAGATCGCGACCGACCTCGCCAAGAAACCGCGTGTGGCGGCGTCGAGCTTGAACGTCATGAGCGCTGCGGAGGGTATCGCTGTGCTGCGAATGACGGAGCATGAGCGTCTGGGCTCGCGGTGGTGGGCTGCGCTCCTGACGGGTGCGCGGCAAGGTGAGCTGATCGGCCTTGAGATAGATCGCGTGCTGCCCAATGCCCTCGACCTGTCGTGGCAGTTGCAGCGGCTGTCGTGGCAGCATGGCTGCGGGGGCACGTGTGATCGTAAGCGTGGCACTGACTGTCCCGCGCGTACGCTCAACGGTCCTGCGGATTGGGAGCACCGCCATGTCACGGGTGGGCTCTGGCTGGCGCGTCCCAAGAGTGACGCCGGCAAGCGGATGCTGACGCTCGTCGAGCCGCTCAAGACCATGGTCATGCGCCGCATCGAAGTCGCCGGGACGGAGCCGAACCCCCACGGGTTCGTGTGGACGGCCGACCCGAAGAAGGACAGGCACGGCCGGGAGCTCCCCCTGGACGGGACGCCGCTGGATCCGTCCCCTGACTCGAAAGCATGGGATGCGCTGCTCAAGCGTGCGGGCGTCACGGATGTGCGGTTGCATGACGCGCGTCATGTCACCGCGTCGCTGCTGAACCGCGCTGGTGTCGACCAGGCCACGCGCATGGCGATCCTCGGGCATAGCTCCCCGGCGATGACGCAGCACTACACAGATGTGGACATGGGGCAGCAGGGCGCCGCGCTGACGTCTATGGCCGCGTTCCTTGCCCTTGACGCCCCGGACGTGGGGACAGACAACACGAAGCACGCGACGGACTAGGGCGCCGGCGGGTGTGCTCGACAATAGACATGTCTGACCCCCGATATAGGGTGATTGAACAGCCGGGGATCTGCCCGGCTGCGTTCATTCAAAAGGGGAACATCTGTGTCAAAGATTGGCTACACCATCGTTCAGGCGGCCTCGGCCGCGGGGGTTCCAGTGAGGACTGTCGAGATTGCCCTCAAGGGCCGGCAGCTTCGCGCGCGCAGAATCGATGACCAACCTGTGATCCTCAGAGACGACATCGCTGAATGGCTGACCAGCTTCCCGACCTGGGCTTAGAGCGGCTTGACGTCCCACTCGGGTTCGACGTGGCGGTTGGGGGTGGCTGCGTCGGCCTGGGTAATCACATCGAGGAAGCTTAGGCCGAGCGCCCAACAGATCCGCTCGAGGTCTTCGATGTCGATCTGTTTCTGACCCAGCCGAATCTTATTGATTTGCGGGCGTGACAGGCGAGCCTCGCCCACAGCAGCCGACAGCTGCCCGTCTTTGACGTTGTCGCGCGCCATTTTCTCGCGAATTATCGCGGCTATCTCCTGTGTGAGCGGCCCGGGAGCGCTCTTATATCCACCAGCCATGACTGGATTCTTGCACAGATTTGGATAATGCGAGAAAAATGGTGTGTTTTGTTCCATAAGTGTGTATTGTGATCCACATGGAGCAAACAACGCAGGACCCAGGACTAAGAAGAGCGAGGATCGCGGCCGAACTCCGGTCGGAACTCGCTATCCAAAAGAAGTCCCGTACAAGCCTGTCACTGGCAACGGGCATGACAACCGAAACACTCCGCAGACGCTTAGGTGGAGTCAAGCCGTTCAACATGGACGAGCTTGACTCCATCGTGCGATTCCTCGGAATCCCTCTCGTTGATTTCGTGGCACGAACCGAAATCGAGACCCCGTGAGCAGCCCGCGCCTCAGTGCGCCGGCCCCGGTAGCGTATGCCATCCCTGCCGCAGCGGAAGCTGTCGGGATGAGCCTCCCGTCGTTCAATCGCATTCTTGCGGCCGGCGACATCACTCGCCGTTATCCGAACTCGACGCCGATCATCACTCACAAAGAGCTGGTCGAGTGGGCCGATTCATTGCCCGTCGACAAGCCGCTGCCTGTAGCTAGGTAAGCCGCCAGGCGCGTTCTCTGCGCCTCTCATTCTTGGCCGTCCACTGGATGGCCGAACCGCTGGCGTGCCCGCATGCCGGCTGCAAGACATTGCCCCAGGGACCACCGCGAGAGCGACATGGCTGGGCGCGACTGCACCTCATTGAAAACTGAATACAGCGCACTGAGAAGGATATTTACCCCGCCGTACGGGGCACCACGAACGAATGGTGCAGGCGGGGGCTTGCACGGCGAGAGGGAACGGCCAATCCGACGGTCATGGCCCCGCCAAGGAACGTACTCAGGGCGCGGAACGACCACTGACCATTCGAGGTCGGTGGGTACGGCCGTCGATGACCGAGAGAGATCGGCGGCAATCAGCACGAATCCTGATGGTGCGAGTAAGTGGGGCGAAACCGGCCCCTATCGCTGAAAGGACGCAACACCCCCGGTCAAGCGTCGAGCCCTTGACCGGGGCACATGGGCGGGGCAGTGGGTATGCGCCGGGTTGTTCACTTCCCGGAGAGAGGGTCCGATTCCCTTCCCGTCCACGTAACCACGCACGACCAACAGAGGGAAAAACAAATGGGCATTGTATGGGAAGAGCCAGCCGAAGCGGCCAATGGCGTCGCCGGGAAATGGCATGCGGTCGCCGCGGAGTTGCGAGCCAACCCGGGCGCGTGGGCGCTTATGGCTACGGACGTTGCGGCAAGCTGCGCCTACAACTGGCGCAAGGGGAAGAATTCGGCCTTCAGCACCGTCGGCGAGTGGGAATTCACCACGCGAGATGTGGTCAGCGGCAAGGGCAAGATCTATGGCCGCTACATCGGCGCGTAGAACCGACCATCGAAAGAACCCCCTGCTCTAACAGGGGGCCACGACACAGAAACGAGATTCCAATGACAAGAACCGAGATTACCACCGCCTACGCCGAAAGGCTGGACGACCTGAAAATGGTCACCCTGACAGACGGGGAAGCATGGAGCGCCCGCGACCTAATGCAGTTCGCCGGCTACACCGCCTGGCAGGATTTCAGTAACGCAATCAACCGGGCCATTGCATCGGTGAATGCGAGCGGGAAAGATGCCGCCGACCATTTTAGGGGAGCGCCTAAATTGGTCACGGTCGGCTCCGGGGCCAAGCGTCAGATCGAAGATGTGGAGCTGACCCGGTACGGATGCTCGATCCTCTTCCAGAACGGCGACGGTCGCAAGCCTGAGATCGCGGCCATGCAGTCGTACTTCGCCTACCAGGCCCGCAAGCAGGAACTCTCCGAGCAAGCGGCCCCCGCGCTCCCCGGCGATTACCTCTCAGCACTAAAGGCGCTCGTCGCGGAAGTCGAGCAGACATCGGCGCTCAAGGCTCAGGCCGAACTGGACGCCCCCAAAGTCGCCTACGTCGATGAGTTCCTGGGATCGGATGACGTGGTGCTCTTCCGGGTCGCAGCATCAGAACTGGGCGTGGCCGAGGGCGTTCTGCGGGACACGCTCATGACCGCGAACTGGATCTACAGACTCACGATCGGCAAGCGATGGTCCCAGTCGCAGCAGAAGGAAGTCATTGACCGCGAGTACCGGGCCGCATCCGGCCACGGCGGCAAGTTCCGGCTGATGCCGCAGCACAACGCGCCCCGCCATCACAACGGGCAGGTCAAGCAGACCCTGTACATCCGTTCCGAGGCGCTGCCGAGTATCCGCCGCCGATTCTTCACCGAGCTGAAAGCAGTGAACGCATGATCACCCTCAACGAAACACGCATGAAGGACGGGCGCCGCCACACGTACCAGCCGATCATCGGCATCACTGGGGCTGCGCACAGCAAGCCGTGGTGGTCGCGGCTGATAGCCGATGACCCTGTGCCGGAATACTCGCGCCTTGACCGGTTGGATGGCCTCGGTCACCCGATGCCGGTTCGGCGTGTGGCTGCGGCGCCGCGCCGGTTCAGACTCGCACGCACGCACGTCTTGAACCTGCTCGTCGTCGCTGCAGGCGCTCTGACTGGTGTCGCAATTGCCCTGATCGAGCGAGTCATCGCATGAGCGCCAGGCATGCGGCGGTCGAAAGCACAGCAGCTGATCAGCGAAGCCGCGACATTCACGCGGATCTGATGAAGCTCGCCAACCTCGAACACACCGCTGGCAACGCTGCCGCGTACGCCGCGGTCACTGCCTGCGCCACTATCGCTCTTTCACGCACCATCCATCCCGGATCGGAAGCCTGCTCATGATCAAGATTATGGATACCCCCGCCGAGACTTGCCGGGAGAACGGCATCAAGGTCGGCACGCGGCTGATCAGCAGCACCACGCACGGTTGGGCAACGCCGCCGACAGTCGCTGAGGTGTGCATCGAGATTACGGCCATTGGCTTCGGCAGAGTCGAGGCGAAGACGATCAGCGACAATCGGCGAGGTCCGTCCGGTCCCGTGTCGATCGACATTGAGGCGTGGCGCGACTGGGCGGTGCTCGCCTGATGGCGCTGCTGTTCGCTGGCAAGCCCAAGCGCAGACCCGCCCCGGCGGTCGGCGATCGTGTGTGCGTTATCTGGGGCCGCGGCAGCCAGGAGCGCGAACTCGTCGGCTACCTGCTCCCCGAGACCGCCCCGGAGCTGATCACTATCGCGGCCTCGCCGCTCGACGACGGGCGCGTCGATCGCGAGGAGGACTGGTGGCGGCAGGCGTTCGTCGCCCGCAATTGCGTTGTGATTCTCCTGAACAGAAGGACGGTGCACCTATGACCCCGTACCTCAACGGCATCCTCGGCCTCATCTTCGCCGTCGCGATCACTATCAGCGCGGCCGGAGCGTTCGCCGGTTCCACCATCATCCACGTCCTGGCCGCATTGGTCGCGATCTTGGCCATCTTCGGTTTGATCCGTCACTGGATCGACCACCCCTCTGAAAGGCGCACCAAATGACAGAACAGAGCATCACCAAAATCACCGTCACCGACTTCATGGGGATCGGCGGCACGATCGAACTCGCCCCCGATGGCGCACTGGTGCAGATCGCCGGGCCGAACGGGTCGGGGAAGTCCAGCCTGATCCATGCCATCCAAGAGTGCATCGACCCGCAGGGAACGCGCATCATTCCGAAGCCGATCCACGAGGGCGCGAACGAAGCTCGGGTGGAGATCGAAACGACGGAGGCGCGCATCGTCCGGGTGTGGAAGAAGGATGACGCTGGGGTCCTCACGGCGTACGCACTCGATGGGGCGAAGTACCCCAGCGGGAAAGCGTTCGTCGCGGAGATCACTGGCGGCATCCTCTTCGACCCGGATGAGTTCGTGAGACTTTCGGAGAAGGAACAGCGCGACCAGCTGCTCGCCAAGGTGACGCTGCCGTTCGACCTCGAAGAGATCACGGCCAAGCGGAAGGGATTCTTCGACGGGCGCACGGACAAGACCCGCGAGGTCAAGCGCCTGGCTGCGCAGCTCGCCGGGTGCGCTGCGGAGGATGCGAGCGTGCCGGCCGCTGAGGTCGACATCGCTGCGCTGTACGCCGAGCGTGATGCGATCCGCGAGCACAATGCCGACGCCGAACGGATTCACGGTGAGGTTCTCGCAGCTGAGGTCGCCCGCGTTGCTGCTGAGGAGCGGGGCAAGGCGCTGGCGATTCAGCTGGACGAAGCCCGAGCCGAGCACAAAGCACTCGTGGCTGCCGAGCGTGCGGCCGTGGCCGCTGCGGCGACGATTGTGGTGAAGCTGGATGACGCTGTGACGGATCAGATCAGCAACGTCGATGCGGTGAACGTGAAGGTGCGCGCACAAGCCGCCCGGGCCGCGATCGCCGCAGAGCTCAAAACCCGCACGACGGAAGAGGCAGCGCTGAACGCAGCACTCGCCGACATCGACAAGGTGAAAGCTGACGGCC